CGACCAACCAAGCACGATGAGAACGTCAGAACGTTTGAACGGGCTTGGTTTAATAGTGGAGCGGAAATAAGGGAAGATAAACCCTATATAAGCCGTTCCGCTTTAAGGGAATTACTTATATCTGACGGCATGTCAGAGCGCACTGCCAAGAACAAAACCGAGGCCAGCCGCACCGATGGCATCATCGCGCCCATGCTCAACGCCGGAACAATTGAGCCGTTTGAGCATGGTTGGGTGGTCGTTGAAGGCGTTCAGTCTAGCGCAATGATGCTCAAAAAAAGTGCCCCTAAGTGCCCCTGACTGCCCCTAGGGGCTTTAGGGGCACTTAGGGGCGATTGTGGAAAAATTAACAAAAAACGCCCCGCCCCTGCCCCTGACACGTATACGTCAGGGGCGGTAGGGGCATTGTTAATTCGGCAGGGGCAGGGGTAGGGGTTGCGAACAATGTACAATTGCGAACAATGTGCTAGGATATGGAAATGGATCAGATCGGCGGCAAGCATTATCAGAAAGACGTTCAGCCAATCGACGCGATGGCGGCATGGATGAGTCGGGAAGAGTTGCAGGGGTTCTACTGGGGAAATGTGATTAAGTACGTGGCGCGATGGAAAGACAAGGGCGGGCTAGAGGATTTGAAAAAAGCCCATGATTACCTTCAGAGGTTAATAAGCATTCAGGGGGAATAATGGAAATCGTTATTGCATTCGTGGGGTTTATTATTATTAGCGTCGTTTTGTTTTTGGAGTAAATGTTATGAATAAATATATTCTTGGTGTTTTGTTATTTATTGGCATGGCGGGAAGTTCAGTCGCCAATACATATCAATGCACCGTTGATAAGCGTGGTGTTATGGTTTGTTATCCTAAACCTCGTGGATTTTGATTATGGGTCGAATGATTACCAAGCGCTTTCCTGAAACGATAAATAACATTCTTGAAATGATGCAATCGGGAAAGAGTTTGCGTAATGCTTGCGAAGCTCATGACGTATCTTCTGGAACGTTTATGCTTTGGGTTAGCGAGGATCGCAATTTAGCCGAACAATACAAAGCTGCTCGTGAAGCAATGATCGACAAGATTGCTGACGATACGATGGAACTTGCTGATGCCGATCCAGAGCGCGGGCCTGATGGAAAAATAGATACTGGATGGGTTAGTAATCAGCGTTTGAAGATTGATACTCGCAAGTGGCTCTTAAGCAAGCTTGCTCCTAAAAAGTATGGCGACAAGATCGAAGTGTCTGGCGATTCTGACAACCCGCTGAAGATCGAGCGAATTGAGCGCGTGGTCGTTGGCGAGGTGATCGAACATCGAGCTTTAACAAACAAGGGAAATGAGTAATGCACTACATCACGGCACAACAAGGCAAGCGTTCAGTTATTCTTGCAGGCCCGTACAAAAGCGAATCTCGTGCATGGGAGGAAATCGCACTGGCTTATCAACACGCTCGCACGTTCGAAGATGCTCAAGATCTCACGATGTATAGCGTCGAATTGCTGCCCGGACTTAAAACACCCGGAAGGCTTAATATGAGGGGCTTTGGTGCAGTATCCTAACCCTACCCCTGAGCAGGTGCGCGAAACCCGCGCCAAGGCGGGTTTAAGCGCGTCAAAGGCTGCGGCATTGGTGTATCGCAGTACGCGAAATTGGCAACAGTGGGAGCTGGGCGAGCGAAAGATGTGCCCAGCGTTGTTCGAACTATTTTGCTTGAAGGTAAGAGATGAACAATCCGGCGGCTGATCTGGTAACACTGAAGAAGATATGCAACGAGTTGCAGCGGGTTATCGCTTACTCGAATTCGGACAAGGAAGAGGTGGCTCGGCTGTCTGATGACGTGGTGTTTCTTGGTGAGCAACTTGGCAAGTGGGCGAGGGCTGAGTGACCACACTCAAGATCCAAACCCCTCGATGGGCGCTGCCACTGCTTAAGCCGTCAAGATACAAAGGCGCGTTTGGTGGCCGAGGCTCTGGCAAGTCGCATTGCTTTGCCGAGATGCTTATCGAAGAGCACATTGTGAATCCGTCTAGTCGGTCGGTTTGTGTTCGTGAAGTTCAGAAGTCGTTAGCGCAGTCAGTCAAACGGCTGCTTGAGATGAAGATCGAGCAGATGGGGGCCGGATCGTATTTTGAGGTGCAAGAGGCTGTCATTAAGTCACGCAAAGGCGATGGCTTGATTATCTTCCAAGGTATGCAAAATCACACGGCTGACTCAATCAAATCGCTGGAAGGTTACGACCGGGCGTGGGTTGAGGAAGCTCAAAGCTTGAGCCAGCGCAGCCTTGATCTGTTGCGCCCGACGATTCGTAAGCCTGATTCAGAGCTGTGGTTTACATGGAACCCAAGCCAATCAAGCGACCCGGTGGATCATCTTCTGCGCGGCCCAACGCCGCCGCCTGATTCTGTAATTCTGCCAGTCAATTTCGACGATAACCCGTGGTTTCCTGATGTGCTTCGCGCTGAGATGGAATACGACAGGCGTCGCGACCCGGACAAGTATTCACATGTCTGGCTTGGTGGATACCTGCAAAACAGCACGAGCCGGGTGTTTAGAAATTGGAGAATTGAAGAGTTTGACGCACCAAAAGAAGCAGTGCATCGACTTGGCGCTGACTGGGGTTTTGCCAGCGACCCGACAGTGCTGGTGCGATGTCACATTGCTGGGCGCACGTTGTACATCGACCATGAAGCCTACATGGTAGGTTGTGAGATCGTGAATACACCCGATCTATTTATGACAGTTCCGGAGTCTGAAAAGTGGCCTATGGTGGCAGATAGCTCACGCCCTGAGACAATCTCTCACATGCGCTCGCATGGTTTTCCGAAGATCATGTCAGCAGTAAAAGGGGCGAAATCTGTTGAAGAGGGTATAGAATGGCTCAAGAGCTTTGATATTGTTGTGCATCCTAGATGCAAACACACGATTGATGAATTGACGCTGTATAGTTACAAAACAGACAATTTGACTGGTAAAGTCTTGCCTATACTTGAAGATAAGAGCAATCACGTTATTGATGCTTTAAGATATGCCTGCGAAAGCGTAAGGCGTGCCCAGCCTGATAAGAAACAAAGCTTTATTCCATTGCCAACAATTAACCGCTGGGGCGACAATACGCGCAGGCATTAAGGAAAAACACATGGCTCGAATCTCAAAAGACCAGTACCTTGCAAACCTGCACGCCGAGGCGCTGGCAGAGTTCGATAACATTCAATCTGCATTGCGCGATGAGCGTCTGCAATGCCTGCAAGATCGGCGCTTTTACTCGCTGGCTGGCGCGCAGTGGGAAGGCCCGCTTTGGGATCAGTACGAAAACAAGCCGAAGTTTGAGGTCAATAAGATTCATTTGGCCGTCATTCGCATCATCAACGAATATCGGAATAATCGCGTTTCAGTGTCGTTCGTGAGCAAAGAAGGCGACGAATACGACAGCCTAGCCGATACCTGCGCCGGTCTTTATCGTGCCGACGAGCAGGATAGCGTGGCCGATGAAGCATACGACAATGCCTTTGAGGAGGCTGTCGGTGGTGGCTTTGGCGCGTGGCGCTTGCGTACCGAGTATCAGGATGATGAAGATCCCGATGATGACCGTCAGCGTATTTGCATCGAGCCGATTTTCGATGCAGATTCGTCCGTGTTCTTTGACCTTGAAGCCAAGCGTCAAGACAAGTCAGATGCAAAGAAGTGCTTCGTCATTACCTCGATGACGCGTGAGGCGTATAAGGCGACGTGGGGCGATGATCCTACTAGCTGGCCGAAGATCGTGCATCAATCCGAATTTGACTGGTGCACCCCTGACGTGGTGTATGTCGCTGAGTATTACCGCGTCGAGGAAAAGAGCGAGACGGTTCGCATCTTCCGCACGATATCGGGCGATGAAGAGCGTTACAGCCAAGCCGATTTTGACGAGGACGAAGAGCTTGATGAGCGTCTTGCTGCCATTGGCTCAACCGAGGTTCGTTCTAAAAAGTACAAGGTAAAGCGCGTTCGTAAGTACATCATGAGCGGCGGAAAGATCCTTGAGGATTGCGGATACATGGCAGGCAAGTGCATTCCCATTGTTCCTGTCTATGGAAAAAGATGGTTTGTGGATAACGTCGAACGTTGCATGGGCCATGTGAGACTGGCGAAAGATGCCCAGCGGCTCAAGAATATGCAGCTATCAAAGCTTGGTGAGATCAGCGCATTGTCTAGCGTAGAGAAGCCTATCCTCACGCCTGAGCAAGTGGCAGGCCACCAGATGATGTGGGCAGAAGATAACCTTAAGGATTATCCGTATCTGCTTATCAATCCAATCACCGATGCCAATGGCAATATGACCGTTGGCGGGCCTGTTGCCTACACCAAGCCGCCACAAATACCGCCAGCATTGGCTGGCTTGCTGCAAGTCACTGAACAGGACATGCAGGACATTCTAGGCAGTTCTCAACAAGCCGACAAAATGGTGAGCAACATCAGCGGGAAAGCCGTGGAGATGATTCAGCAGCGGTTGGACATGCAAGCGTTTATCTACATGTCGAACTATGCCAAGGCCATCAAACGCAGCGGTGAGATTTGGCTGTCGATGGCGAAAGAAATATACGGCGAAGAAAAGCGCAAGATGAAAGCCGTCTCAGAAGGTGGCGAAGTGTCGGCAATCGAGCTTTTGAAGCCCACTATCAACGAAGAGTCTGGCGAGATTGAGCTTGAAAATGACATGAGCGAGGCCGCGTTTGACGTGGCTGTTGAGGTCGGGCCATCCAGCGCCAGCAAGCGGGCTGCTACGGTGCGTTCGCTCACTGGAATGTTGGCGATCAGCGATGATCCGGAAACCAAGCAAGTGCTGCAAGCAATGGCCATGATGAACATGGAAGGAGAAGGAATCAGCGACGTTCGCAAATTCTTCCGCAAGCGCCTTGTTCGCATGGGTGTTATCGAGCCGACTCCGCAAGAGGCTGAAGAAATGGCTGTGATGATGCAGGGCCAGCAGCAAGACCCGAATGCGGTATTCCTGCAAGCTGCTGCTGAAGAAGCCACCGCCAAAGCTGCAAAGGCTCGGGCCGATACCGTTAAGACGGTTGCCGATGCTGAGTTGAGCCGCGCCCGGACTGTGGAGACGCTGGCCAAAGTTGATATGGATTCGCAAGATCACGCGATTAACATGGCGCGTGAGATTGGCGGCGCTATTGCAGGACAAGTGCAACCGCTGCAATGATTTTCAGCGGCATCCACCCAGCCGCTTAAATGGGTGAGTTAAACGGGGGCTTTATGGTTCAAAAGGCAGTGATGGAGGAACAGGTCGAAATCGAGGAAGTCGAACAGCAGGAAGGCGAAGAACATCAAGATGAGCAAGTTGGCGATGAGAATGAAGCCGTCGCAGACCAGAATGATGAGCAGCCCGAAGAGCAGTCCGACGATCAAGATGAGATCGTTGTATCTATCGGTGAGGAATCGCCACCTCACGAAGAAGAAACGCGAGCGCCTGAATGGGTTCGTGAGTTGCGGAAAGCAAACAGGGAAAAAGAGCGTCGTATTAAAGAGCTGGAAGCCAAGCTAACCCAGACAACTGAGACTAAGCCAGTTGCTCTAGGGCAAAAGCCTACGCTTGAATCTTTTGATTACGACTCTGACAAGTACGAAAGCGCGTTGTCTGACTGGTACGACCGCAAGCGAGAAGTTGATCTGCAAGCAGAGAAGCAACGGCAAGCAGAGCAAGCGCAGCAGAAAGATTGGCAGGAAACGCTGGAAGCTTATGGCAAGGCGAAAGCCTCGCTCAAGGTGCGTGATTTTGAGGATGCTGAAGCTACGGCTCAAGAAACCTTGGACATTACGCAACAAGGCATCATCGTACAAGGGGCTGAAAACCCCGCCTTGGTTGTTTATGCGCTCGGCAAGAACCCTAAAAAGGTGAAAGAGCTTTCTTCGATTAAAGACCCCGTGAAGTTTGCCTTCGCGGTAGCAAAACTGGAGACTCAGTTGAAAGTTAGCAATCGCAAGGCGGCCCCGCCGCCCGAGAAGGTGGTCAAAGGTACTGGCCGCG